ATAGACAAAATTATACATGAATAATTAATTAAAAAAATATTTAAAAATATTATTAAATTTAAAATACATAAATTGAATATACTTATAATAAACACATTTAATGATTGTTTATTATAAACATATCTATTATTAAAATAAGTTATTATTAAAATAATACAATAATACAGAATTTATAATGGCAGTATTACTAAACTAAATAAAAAGATATATTTAATACAACAGATTTCATAAAAATTGTTAAACATTTTAAAATGCACAGATAAAGTAAAACTATTATTTAAAGGAAAATAAAATAATTTTTTTAACAATTTTTATGAAATCTGATGTATATTCAAAATTAAATTAACTTTTTAAGTAAAATTTAATTTAAAAAGTGGCTAATTCGCCATTTTCATAACCAGACATCTCATCTAAACTAGCATTACAATTAGGAGGAATATCAGAAACATGTTCTTGAAATACACGACCTTCTTGTCGAATTTGTCTATATTCTGATTCAGCATGGGCTGGTTGAACTTCAGCATGGGATGGTTGAACTTCAGCATGGGATGGTTGAACTTCAGCATGGGATGGTTGAACTTCAGCATGGGATGGTTGAACTTCAGCATATGCATGCATAGATTGAACTTCAGCATGGGATGGTTGAACTTCAGCATGAACTTCAGCATGAACTTCAGCATGAACTTCAGCATGAACTTCAGCATGGGATGGTTGAACTTCAGCACGGGATGGTTGAACTTCGGCATGAACTTCAGCATGGGATGGTTGAACTTCAGCATGGGATGGTTGAATTTCACCATGAACTTCAGCATGGGATGGTTGAACTTCAGCATGGGAAGGTTGAACTTCAGCATGGGAAGGTTGAACTTCAGCATGTACCTGCATAGATTGAGTTTCCTGAACTACTTTATTGTTAGATTCTGTCATAATTAATTTTTCTTTTACAATATTACCAGAACTTTCAACTTTAGCTTGGACAGATTGTATTACATTTTCTGTAGTTTTTTGTGCAGATAAAGTTTGTAAAGTAACTAATAATGCAACTGCAGAAATAATAGCAACAGACGGATCTTTAGTAGCAGTATAAGCAATTAAGAACATAAACCCTAATTTAAACCACATATTATCAAACCATTGAGTGACTGATTTAGGTAATTTAGGAGCAGCTAAAGCAGCATAAAGTACTAAAAATAAACCTATTACAGAACTTAGAATTTTATTATTGTTAACCATTTCGAGATTAGTAGTAATCATACTAGTTAAATTATCGATAACTTCCATTAATATATAATATATTATAAAAAAATTTAAATGTTTTATTAAAAATAAAATATTTAAATATTTTTATATAAAAAATTGAAATTTAAAAGTAAAATTTAAATATTTTATATATTTAAAATGGAATATAAATCTATGCTTTCTAAGGATGGTTATATATTAAATAAAAATCAATATGATAACAATCTTATTGAAAAGATTAAAGACGAATTAACTGTAGAACCATACAAATTTGGTGTTTCTTATGGTGCAAAAGAGAAAAATGAATTTTTTAAAGTATTCCGTGAAACAGATGATTACCTTTTTATACCTAAATTTTATGGACTTGGAAAATTAGGATTACCTGAGAAAAATAAAGAAATTATAGGGGAAACAGTCAGCATAACTTTTAAAGGCGAATTAAGAGATACACAAAAAGAATTAATAAATCAAGTAATCCCAAAATTAGAAAAAGATGATGGTGGTCTTATATGTTTATCATGCGGTGGTGGAAAAACAGTTTTAGCGTTGTATATTGCCTCGTTATTTAACGTCAAAACATTAATTATAGTTCATAAAGGATTTTTATTAAATCAATGGAAAGAACGTATTCAACAATTTACTGATAGTCCTGTTGGTATTATTCAACAAGATAAAGTAGATATACATAAAAAACATTTTGTAATTGGAATGCTACAATCTATTGCTAAAGAAAAATATGATCCTGAAATATTTAATGATTTTGGATTGGTTATTTTTGATGAAGCACATCATGCACCATCAAAATATTTTTCTAGAGCTTTACCAATGATAACATGTAAAAAAACATTAGCATTATCTGCAACACCAAAAAGAAGCGATAAATTAGAAAAAGTATTACATTGGTATTTTGGACCAATTATTTATCAATATAATTTAGAAGAAAATAATACAGTTTTAACTAAAATTTATAAATATAATATTATTCATGAAAAATTTGTTGAAAAAAAACAAAGGTTTACAGGAGAAGTTAATCGTCCTGGAACTATTACTAATTTAATTACAATTGGAAGAAGAAATAGATTTATTATCGATTTAACTGAAGAAATACTAATTGAAGAGGGTAGGAAAATTATAATTTTAAGCGAACGTATTGAACATTTACAATTATTAAAGAAAAGATTAGACGAAAGAAATTTATGTACTAGTGGATTTTATATTGGAGGAATGAAACAAGCTAAATTAGACGAAAGTGCAAAATGTCAAATTATTTTTGGTACATTTCAAATGGCTTCAGAGGCATTAGATATTAAAGGATTGAACACATTAATTATGACAACACCAAGAAGAGAAATAGAACAAACTATTGGTCGTATTACACGTGATCCAAATTCAACAATAAGACCTATAGTAATTGATATTTTAGATAATTTAGACAGTTTTATTCGTCAAGGATATTATCGTAGAAACTTTTATAGAAAAAATGGATATCAAATAATGTTTGCTGAAGTTGAAGATAATGTTATAATAAAAGAAGAAGATATAACAATAACACATACAGTAAATGAAAAAAAAGTATTAAAAATTGATAATAAAGATATTGCATTTATTGATGATTAAAATAACAAATATTTTTTCCTAATTCATTTAATATTTTTTCCTAATTCATTTAATATTTTTTCCTAATTCATTTAATATTTTTTCCTAATTCATTTAATATCTTTCCAAATTATTTAATATCTTTCCAAATTATTTAATATCTTTCCCAATCCCAAGAAACTTTTTAAATTTATTAACCAAAGCACCATCATACACTGCTTTTCCATTTTCATATTCTGATACAATACATTCTAAAATTGCTAGTTTTCCTGCAAGTTGTTTACGTGTTAGTTTTTTTTCCAAACGAGCAGTAGTAATAGCTTTTGCAAGTTCGGGAGAAATATATTTAATTTTTGGAACATTACCATTTTCTTCTAAAAGTTCTTTTTCTTGATTAGTTATAACAACTTGTTTATTTTTATCATTTGTTTTATTTTTATTAGTAAAAATTACTGTATTCCAATCTTGTTCTGACATTAAGAATAAGAATTATAATATTAATATAAAAATTAGTCAATTTTTTTTATAAAAGTAACATGACTAAACTATTTTACAACCATTATAATAATATTTTATATATTATTATAATGTCTTTGTCTCCTAACTGGAATGTTATAACATCTGGTGCATCAAATAAAGCTATTACATATCCTTTCAACGGAACTGTAAAATTAGATAATCAAGGAAATAGTTATACAATAAATATTACAGATATATCAAGTTTGTATCCAATTAATATTTCTAATTCAGATGGTTCAACTTTTGCCACATTTACACCTACTATTGGTAATACTAGTGTTTTAATAAAAAGAAATTCATTAGGCATGGTTTTATGGTATGTGTATTATACATCAAATGGTTTATTAGGGAATGGGTGTACACATTTTGATATTGATACATATGGTAATGTTTATATAGGTGGATCAGCATATGGTAATGCTGGTATTAATTTTTATGATACTAGCAATAATATAGTGACATTATCTAATACTACTATTGTATCTAATGTATATTTTGCTAAATATAATTCAAATGGTATTTTACAATTTGCTTTTATACCAATATTACCATATTTATCTGGCGGTGGTGATGCAAATATAGTAAGTATGTGTTGTGTAGGTTCTTATATATATTTTATAGGTTGGCTTAGTTTTAATTCAAGTACTAAGGCATATAGTATATATAGTTCATCGGGGTTATCAACATCTACAAATACAACTACAATTCCCACAGTCACTGGGGTGCTACAATTTCTCGGGATACTGCATATATAATTCAATATAATTCTTCTGGAACTGTACAAAAAGCTTTTAATTTATTTTGGAATTCAGGAAATGCAGGATCATCAACAGTTGATGTTGATTTATATAATAATATTTATATTAGCGGACCTTTAGCTACATCTGGTACTACTTATACAGTTAACAATAACGGTAATTCATCAGGTATTACAACAGGTACAATATCAACAGGAAATGATGCATTTTTAATAAAATATAATAGTGAATTTATTTGTCAATGGATAATATCTACAACTGGTACAGGAAATACCGATAATATATGGGGTATAAAATCATGTTCATCTGGTATTTATATCGGTATAAATACTTATACTATATATACATCATCAACTTCGTTAGCAATAAATCGAAATAATGTAAATATAAAAAACTTAACTTTAACAGCTAATGGAGGAACAATTATTAAAATTGATGCAAGTGGTAATTTTGTATGGAATACAACATTTAATCCAACACCATCTGGTTCAACATTTATAGAAAGTATTGCAGTAAAAACGGACGATTCATTATATGTATCTGGAAACACTAATGGAACAACAACTGGTGTAATATTTACAAGTGCAATAAATCAAACAAAAACTGTTAATAAAGTTGGTTATAATGGTGATAGTTTTCTATTTAATATTAATAGTTCTGGAGACTATTTAACCCATTATTATGTAAAAAACATTAAAGCAAAACTTGATACTAGTAATGTTGCATCTAATGCATCTGATATTATACTTGCTAATAATAGATTAAATTATTATCTAACAGATTATGGTAGTATGGGTTCTCCCTCTTTAAAAAGTTTATTGGGTAAAACTTTATTAATTACATTTAAAATTACATCATTATCTCAATGGCAACGTATTTTTAATTTTACTTCAGATTTGGACCAACAAAATTATATGTTTATGGGTAATATGAATTCTCTGTTTCGTTTTGCATGTAGGTGGTCAGGTGCAACAGAAACAACTTCTACTTCTGCAACGTCTATTGTTGTTGGGACGCAATATATTATTACAATGAGTATAAATACTTTATCTACAACATTTATTTTATATACTTGGAATGGAACTACTTTAACACAAATACATACAACAACATTAACTTATTCAGTTGGTGGTGGAACAAGTAATCCTTTAAATATATTACGCAATTTATGGTTTGGAAAAAGTTCATATCAAGATGATGTATATTCAAATGGTTCATATCAAAAAATTGTTCTATATAATGGTTCATCACCTACAATTGATTTCCCAACACTTTTCTCAGGAACTACAGTAACTAATAATACAATAACTAATAATAAAACAGGTTCTTTTTATACTTTTGGAGTACCAAGTACATTATTTACATCATTAACCGTTCAAACTTATAATTCACCAACAATAAATACCACTGAAGTTTCTTTAGCAGGAGGTGCAGGAGGTGCAGGAAGTAACAGCAGACAATATTTTGCATTAACAAATTTACCACTGTTGGAAGAAGATACAACACGCATGTATGATGCTTCTAATAATATTTTAATGACATTGCCTAGTGCTAATTCAACAAGTTCGACACTTGGTTGTCAAACAGCTTTAATTTCTTTGTCATTACCGCAAAATAATTCAAAATTAAATATTTGGAATGCTTTAACATCTGGTGCTCCAAGTCAAGCTCAAACTGATGCGTATAATGGAAGTGTAAAAGTTGATGCTACGGGAAATGTTTATTCAATATCTTTAATAGATATATCGCAATATAATTTAAATCTAGCTGTCGCACCATTAGGTGTAAATCCAATTATTATTTCAAATACAGATGGAACAGTTTTTGATTCTTTTTATCCTAATACTAATGGTTCAACTGGTGTTTTAATAAAAAGAAGTCCTTCCGGTCAAGTTATATGGTATACTAAATTTCAAGCAACAACAGGATTAAATAACGCACCTAGTATTGATATTGATTCTACTGGTAATTGTTATATGGCATGTGTATTTCTAGGAACTTTTACAGTATATGATGTAAATAATTCTTCAGTAGCACTAGCACAGAATGGTGGAACAACAACGTATTTTGCTAAATATAATTCAAATGGTGTTTTAAAATTTGCTTTTATTCCTATAATTCCAGCGTCATCTGCAGATGTATATTTATATAAGATATGTTTATAATCAACATTTATTAAACGTGTTTATTATAAGTATATTCAATTTTTTATTATTTACTATTATAAT